CAAAAAGAACATCAACAGCAACACTGAGAGCCTTCTCAACGTCCCCGACACTCATGTCGCCCAGGCGCTTGAGTTGGCCAACAAGTATCTGTGAGGATTGATCCATGACGACCACCAACAAGGGCCTGATACAACCTGCGAATGGCTCCTATGTGGATACATGGGATCAGCCGGTCAACAATGACTGGTCATACATTGATGCGGCCTTTGGCGGGGTAACTGCCTTAAACGCGACTGGTATTTCTGCCGCTACATTGACCTTGGCGCAATATCAACCGATGGCTATTGCGGTCTCCGGTGCAATGTCTAACAACGTGACTTACACAATTCCCTCGGGTGTGGGTGGCAATTGGATTGTGAGGAACACTACTACCGATGCTACGGGCGGTCCTTGGACGGTTACCTTCGCATCTGGAGGTGGCGGGAGTACCGTTACTGCTGTCCGTTCAGTAAATAGCAATATCTGGTCTGACGGAACCAACATGTATTTCTCTGACAGCCGCCCTGCTTCCGCTGGCGGGACAGATACGCAAGTTCAATACAATAGTAGCGGAACTTTAGGGGCAAGTGCCAATNTNACATTCTCAGGAACTCAATTAAACATCAACCAGCCTGCAAGCTATGCTAGTGCTAGGGTTCAAGTGTCGTCGTCCACAAATTCAAATATTTTTGCCGCTGAAATGCCTGCCGGTGGACCGGGTACAGGTTTTATTTCTGTAGGAAATGCAACGACTGCNAACTACGACCACTTTGGAGCTTATAAAATTGGTTCTGCAACCAGACTTTTTGGAGTAGGTTCAGACGGAAATATCATTTCAGCCTCGACTATTATTGCTGGATCGACTATTAAATCCTCATCTGGCGGTTTTGTATTTCCAGATAATACTACTCAAACAACTGCGGCTGCATTTCCCAGCCAAGGCAGCGGATACCAATACCTTCCAAGCGGTCTTCTGCTGCAATGGGGGAATGCTACTGTAGAGGCAAATTCCAGTGCTACAATTGGATTTAATACAACATTTCCGACTTCTTGCTACAACATACAGCTTACACAAACACTAGATTATAATTATACTGGAGGACCGTATGCTCTCGGTGTAGACACAACGACAAATCCAAGCAATTTCACTGTTTGGAATAACAATAGTGGACTCTATGGGTTCTTTTGGTTNGCCATTGGTCGTTAAAAAAGACCCCAGCCTGACCGAACAGACTGGGGCAAGTTGCGTTTACGACGCCACACAACAGCTAGACCTACAAGACAACCAGACACCGAGCCAGCCAGCTTATAAGCCAAACACTATTGTTTGACTTGTCTAGTTTCGCATAGTTCATCCTATCTTCAAATAGCCACACGGCCAAAAGTGACATTTTTTTCTGCCCGAATATCTTGGTTTCGCCAGCACCAAATTTCGCTACGGACATCNAAGCATACCCAAACCAGATCATGATCCGGCCCATAGTCAATGACAATATGGGCAAGAGCCTTCCCATTGGGTGTTTCAACAGGTAGGGGTGGGTTAAGCTGGAGCATTGTCATGAATTTTCCTTACCTTGGTGGTCACTGGGTTTAAGTCTGTTTGCGGAACAAACCAAGCTGGTGGGCGCCCATTCGGAGCTTTTAGGTATTTATCTTGCATAGCGTCAGAGCCTTTCATCCAGCCCCTGACGCAAAACGTGGGGGACATCCCCGTTACCAAAAAGTAAAAATGGTTGGGATTGTCATTTGATCTCACAATTAGCTTAAAATCATGCCTAGATGTGGTCCTAACTTGGACATCTTTGCCAAGATCTGCATCCTTAAAATTGTTGAGGGTTGCGGAAAAATATCTATCCCTAACCTTTGCGACACATAGTTCTCCCAATGCGCCCTCGATGTCCATGAACAAAATATTCGTATTAGGATCGAGGGTAGAATCCTGTTTCCTGCCATCTTTGAAGGACTCATAATGACGAAGGATTCCTACGTTGGTTGCGCTTAGGATCTCAGGAAGAGTAAGGGTCGTCCACGCAACCATCATGTTTTTCCTTTTTAACAAGTTGATAGTAGCATCTGTCAGCATGTTCTTGGCAATACGATCTAACTTTCTTTCGCATGCCACAGAACAAATAATCCGATGGCTTATCCCCCGCCACAACGAAGCGGCATGACAGGGGAGTAAGCTCATCGAACTTGATTGGGGCTTGTCCGGTTGCGGGTACTTCTTTGCACTCGAACATGCCTGCCCCCTATTTTTCTGGCGCGGCAACTGGAACTGGCAGCAATGTCCCTGCAAAGGCAAGGTAATTGATGCCGTCCACGTAGTGATCCTTGTTNGCCCTGTCTTCCCCTAGCCTAGCAAGCTTCAAGGCATGCAGGATAAGCGCAACGTCATGGGGGGTGATATGCAGCCCCGTAATTGCCGAAGAGATTGTAGCCGCTCTATCCATGCACATCTTGATGTTTCCGTAGCTAGCATTTCGCTGGCCGACGATCACCAAAGCATCGTTCATTATCTCTGAGTATTCCATGTTATCTCCGGGGGGTTACAAATGCATGGCTTCGAGTCGGTTCGCGATCTTGGTCAGGCTCTTGCTCAAAATACTCTTGAGCCTTGCCGATCCAAGCCGTGTTGATAATGATGTCGCCACGGTCTTGCCACCAAACCTCACCGTCTAGGCTCTTCCGGCGATAGAAGATCCGNAAGGTAATGAACTCTTGTTTGTTCAACAGGGCACAAAGTTCAGCTTGTGTAGCAACAGGATATTCCAACGTAAGCTGATGAATCTCCATGCCATTCGCGTTTGGCATGTTCATGGTGACTAAAAATCTCATGTGCTTTCACCTTCATTTCGCAGGACAACTGTTCCGTCCATACGTTTTTTCCATTTAGAGAATCTCCCGCCAGGGAGCGGTGTTTTNGATTTTGACGCCCCAATGTGGTTCTGGTGAATCCTCTTCACCTTGGCAATCAAGGGCATATCAACAGTGCTAGTATGAACCCGGTGACACTTGCGATGAGCAACGAGCCAATTACTTGCATCGTCCTTACCGCCAGCCTCAAGAGGTATTTCATGACTGACATCCCATTCCTGNCCGGGNGACACTTTCATGCTGCACATGTGGCAAATGCCTTCATGCCGCAAGAAAATGTCAGCCCTCATTTTGGCAGTGATCCGAATCCGTTTCATCAGTTTTTAAACGCTTGGCTTGGGGGTTCTTCGTCCAGACCATCATCATCGTCGTCTAAAACGTCCTCATAGAACATTTGCAAACTGTTGACGATATTGTTCATGAACACAGCAGCCATTGCCTGCGCAGGGATCAGGCCCGGGTTATCAGACAGGATCATCTTTAGAAAGCAGTAGTTGATTGTCGCCATAGCTTCCGGTGGCGGGAAGTCCTTGAGCAGCTTTTCTATTTTTGCGGAAACCTTCATGATTTTATCTGCAATTTCTTGATTCTCGTCCATGTTATAACCTCATTTCTGCGCGTTTGGATGCCTCAAGTGATTGCCACTCACTGAATTTCATTCTGATGTATTCAAGCTGAACCTTCAGTAAGTTGGCTTTTTTACGTGCTTCGACGATAGAGATAACATGTTCATTCCAGTCCTTAGACCCCTTTGTGGTCATTTCGGCCCGGCTTACAGGCATGTCACCCAAAGCTAGCATACAGCTTGAAAGATACGCAGACTTTGTCTCTTCCAAGATGCTAGCGGCAGCATCAGCATCGACCCATTTTTTGGCGATCAGCCGATATTGTTCAGATAATGGTAGATTGCTATCCATTTGCTGATCCTCAGAATGGGATAGAATCTTCTTCGATGTCGGCAACATATGCCTTCTGGCTATTAGCTGCCGGGGCATCCTTGGCCCTCAGAGATCCACTGATGTACTTGTCACCGTTCTTGTCCGTTCCGGTGAAGCCGTTGATCCAGTATTCTGTACCGTTGATGATGGCATAACCCGCCAGGGTAGGCGACTTGTCATGCTTCATGTTCTTGTTCTTAAAGATCGCGAACGTCAGATCTTTCTTCTCATAGGCCATTGGTCTTCTCCTTCAGTTGGGTAATTTTAGACTCAATTTCATTCAGGAATGAGGTAACTTCCCATTCAAGTTGATCGATCATGGCCTCGTCCCGCTGCACCCGCTTGATGAACAGTTGCATCTGCTCAGGAAGGCGGGGGTCGAACGACACGAAGTCACACCATTTGCGTCCTGTGCAAGCCATTTGCCATTGCATCTGGGGGACATATTTCGCGGGCGCGGCATCAGCCAAGATCGTATCGATGTGTGTAGACGTGTTAGGGCATTTGATCTCGACAAGCCCGTCATCATCGACAAGCCCATCAGGAGACGCACCAGACATCGCAATAGCGTTATGGGGGACAAAGCCGACCTCGATAACCAATGCTCCCACACTGGCTTCGTAAGCGGACCTAGCCATAGGCTCCTTCTCTGTCCCCCATAACATTGCGGCGCTCTGATAGAAGTCCCCCCCGACTCCAGTCAGACGCTCACAAACCAATTCAGCCATATAGTTGGCGCGGCTAGTGCTGTAGCCAGTCTTTGTCTTCGCGATGATGTCGGCAACTCGGGAAGCAGTAACCTTCCCAGCCGAGCCGCATGCCATGCAGGTGTCCGCTGTTCCATCGCAGCAGGTTCGGGATCTCTTTGGGGCTTGATCCTATTGCACATTACTCACCGCCCTTCTGTTTCGTATCTGCATCTGCGGCAACTGACTTCAACTTAGCTACTGCGTCGGCGGGAATGGAATTTCTCTGGATCTGCTCCAAAGAACGCCACGTCTTGGTGAGGTGCTCTGTGCCTTGATACGCTGCATCCAGCAAAGTATCGGCAACCTCGTCTGCCTCGTCCTTTGAGATCTCCATACGCTCAGGCTTGGGGGCAGGCTTCTTGGCAGTCTGCTGAACAGGGGCCTTCTCAACAGCCGCATTGCCGTCGTCATCCACGGCAGCCAAGCACAGGATCGACATCAGGCCATACCGGCGGCCATAGGTAATGCCAGAGCCAATGCCATGTGCGTCAAACTTGGAAACCGGAATCTCCAGCGTCTCAGACACAAACTCACCAGACTTGTGGACAAGCATGGTTTCGACCTCGGCATATCCTGGCCGGGTGCGGGGGAACTGCATGATTGCCAAATCGTTGGCGGCCAATGGCTCACGGATCACGGCGCGGACTGCGGCAAGATCTGCATACTTGGAGCGGAAGGCGGGGTTAATCCCGTCCTTTGTGGCGTCTTCAATCTGGCCCTGAGCTTTAGCAAGGGCGGTGGCTAATTCAACGATAGTCTCTGAAGCTTTCATTGGGTTTGTTCCTTATTCTGACCACATGCCTTCGATGGCGCATTCGTCGTAGATGTCGTCCATCAATTTTTTGTC